CCCACCAACTGCAAAGCACCTGCAGTTTGTCGCGCATCATTTGCGCTGAGATCTCCGGTGCAGTGGTTATCCTCACCTCCAGCAACGGCCAAATGAGCACGAACAATAATGTCGGCATCACTGCCAAGCATATTGTCTCCAGCTGAAATGCCGTTGGTGAGGTGGTTCTCAACAATCCACTCGGTAAATCTCCCGAATATCATGCGTGAAACCAAAGTCCTCACAATGTTGCATGCGGAGACGAGGCGCCCTTTCTTGGCCGCAATTTTGCGCTTAGGCAAAGTTTCCGACTTGACGATATCTGTGAACACGTCAATTGGAACCTCGCCCAATTGCAATTTCTCGAACTGGGAACCAACGCGGAAATAGATCTCAGAGAAATCCTTTCCAGGAACGAACTCACCATTCTCCCATCTCCCAAGCAAATCATGTTTGGACTGAGTTTTGCCTAGATTGAAAGGAGCACCTGGCGATGTGGTGAGAGGAACGCCACGAATGGCCGTGGCATCAATTCCGAGAATAGCTTGCTCAAGACTGAGCATTCCTGGTTTGATGGGCACCAGTGCCTTCTCGTCGAAGTTCCTCAAAGTCTCGTCAATGCAAATGGACAAACGTGCCATGTCCTCCTTGGTCGGTGTGAAATCCGGGCAATACTTAGCCCTTGCCTTCTCATAGACCTCTGGGTCATTGACATCAACAGAATCCTGCTCAGGTTCCTTTGCAGGGAACTCCGATGGAGTGAGCACATCTGTAATCTTACTTGAAAAATGATGTGGTGTCGAGATCTCGCCAATGACATTCTTTTTGTTGTCTTTGCGAGTTGGCTCAACATAGCCACTCAAACGAGCGCGGCCAATGACTATCATCCTGCGCGGGATCGCACAGAAGTAAGTTAGGCCATACCCGTCAACTCCAGATTGGAGTATTCCCGCAAACTTGCCGTGAGCTTGGTCCTGTGAAAGGACATAAAGGACGGATCCACAATCACCTGGTTCAGAGTAGAAAGTCGTTGTCCACAACTGTGATCGGTAAGTCCCACTGATCGTGCGACCACCAATGACGCTGCCCTGGCTTGCCGCTGGTCCACGTCGGTAAATGTTGCAACCGACACCTTTTCGTGAATTTTGGTCCACGATGAGCTCCTCAATATATCCTGAGGGTACCCAATGGGGCAAAATGTCAGGATTCTGTGGAGCCGAGGGAAGACGAATGAAATACAAGTCGAATTCATCGTACTTGATTCCAGTCAAGAACTCACGAGCTGAGATTGACACGGAGAGGTCGCCACGAGACAATGTAAGACGGTAAACGTCTAACATCGAATCGGGGGTTGCCTCCTTGATCAAATCGTAACTGTGGGCATTCATGAGGTAATCCCTGTCTCCAAGGGCCAAGATGTTCGTCACGACATTGTTCATGTCGTGAACTTGCCACTGGTACTTCATGGTCAAAGCAACGGTGGTTTGAAACACGGTAGACGCGTGAGCCTCAGGTTCCTTAACC